TAGCAGCAATTCTAACCCCCCTTCCCCACCCCCCCCACCTGCACCCCACCTCGTCGCTAATCGGGGGGTGGGTGAAATTAAAAAAGAACAGGCCCCCACCCCGCCCCCCAAACCTGCTGAACAGGGGCCGAGGCCGGCCGAGAGGCTGCGGCAAATAGACCCGGTGGGGATGCTCGAGGGGTTGTTTGCCAAAGCACAACCCACGACCGAAGCGCACCCGCCCAAGGTTCGCCAAGTCTTCGAGGCTGCCCCCGAACCTGTGCAGCCGGCCGAGACCGAGCCCGATGAGAATGATTCTCAAGATTATGAGACCAACCCCTGGGTGCAGAAGATGCGCGCCAAAAGCCTTGCTCGGCATGGCCGCCCGGTAGACGAGGCCTATGCCCGCGAGCAGCTCACCCCCAAAAGCCGCCCCGAGGCCATCAAATTCGAGCGCGTGCCCATCACGCCCGATGAGCTAGACGCCATCTGCGCGGTGCCTGAGCCCAAACGCGCCGAGCTGCTTGCCGCGCAATTCACCCGCGCCGAGGTGCGGCGGGTCTACGATGCCGCCGCCGCAGATCCAAACTGCCGTATGCCCAATCGAGTTTTATTAAGCCGCCTGCAATCTGGGCAAGGAAGGCGCTGAGGCATGAAGGCAGATCCAAACAGGCCCAAGTATTTGAGCGAACACGACAAGCATCGCCTGCCGCGCACCGAGCGCGGGCCGGAGCCTGGCTTTGTGCGGGTCATGGGCATCGACCCTGGCATCGCCTTTTGCGGCGTGTCGGTCATCGAGGTCGAGATTGCAAAGCCCAACCCCCGCTGCTTGGCGCTCGAGTTGATGCGCACCTCAAAGCAGCGCATGACCCACAATCCGGGCGAGACCGACGATGACCGGCGCATCGAGATTATGCGCCAGAGCCTCAAGGCCTACCTCGAGCGCTGGCAGCCGACTGTGGTGGCCATGGAGCTGTACCGCCCTTTTGGCGCCCCCAATAGCTCGGGCTGGAAGACGGCGCTCGTCTATGGGCTCATCTCGGGCATGGTGCGCAGCCACGGCGCCTGGCTTTTGAGCTTTACGCCCCAAGCGATGAAAAAGCTCGTCACCGGCAAACACGTCGGCAAAAAAGAGGCCGTCATCGCCTCCGTCGGCGATATCGTCACCGGCTGCAAAACCCTGCTCGACTACTTCCCAGCCGGCCAGCGCGAACACCTCGCCGACGCCACCGGACACGCCCTTTTGGGCATGGATTCGGCCCTTACACGCCGCCTGTACGATTTTGTGCCCAATGCGCCAGAGCATGACGCATCGGGCGATGTACACGAAGCACAACCCTGTTAGTTTTTGCTCCTCAGCGGGGGCAAAGCAGATATGGCATCTTTTGTGATGAGCGAGAATGAGCCGTTAAAGGCTGCTTTTTTAGAGGCGTGCCGGGCTGCGTGCTACACCGGCGGCTCGGGCGAGGGCGCAAGCTTTTATGCCCAGGCCGCCAGCTGCGGCCGCAAAGCCAGGCTCTCACGCGAGCGCTCGCAGCTTGCTCGGGCCGAGCGGTGGCCGATTCCGCCAAGCCTGCACGCTTTGGCTGTTGGCTCCATCTACCACTGGCTGCATGAGGCCTGGCAGACCGCAGACCCCACGCTCGAGGGCATGTATCTGGCCCACGACAACCCGAACGTTGTCGAGGCCATCCATCTGTTCAAGGGGTACGCGCGCCTGCACCGCAAAGGCTTTTGGGGCACGACGCTGCGCGTCGAGTACAAGTTGCCGCACTCGGCACGTAGTTGTGAGCTGATTACGGGTCTGTATGGGCGTATGGTGACGGCTGCCCTCGATATGGTTGTGGATATCCACGATGAAAACCTCGAAGAAATTTATAGACGCCGCCCCAGTCTGAAGGGCGAGCTGGTGCCGGGGCGCTATATCATCGATTACAAAACGGCAAGCCAACCGGGTTCAGATGCGCCCTTTCGTGAGGGCAATCAGGCGCTGTGGTATCCAACCGCGTACAATCTCGAGCATCCCGATGAGCCGTGCATGGGCATTATCTTCGACGTCATCTACAAACAGGCGCGCCGGCGTGAGCGCATCGTCAAACCCGATGATTTTGGCGCAATCCTGTGTTACTCCAGCATGACACGGCCCGAAACGATGGCGGGCATGGTCAAACAGGGGGCGCTCAATGTGCTGCAGGACATACCGAACCGCGCGCATTGCGTGGATTTTAGAGGCATGCGCTGCCCCCACTTAAACGATGGGTGTGATCAAACGTGAGAGAAATTGAGCTGACGCAAGGCAGGATAGCTCGCGTCGATGACGAAGATTATGCGGCCCTTGCTTTGCATAGGTGGGGGTTTAGCCATGGCTATGCCGGCCGTACCACATGGCTGGCCGGGCAAAATAAAACCGGGCCACGTATCTACATGCACCGGGAGGTTTGCCCCACTGCGGCTGGGTTCGAGGTAGACCATATCGACGGCGATAAGCTAAATAATCAACGGCTCAATCTGCGCGCTGTAGACCGTGGGGCGAATACCCAAAACAAGCCAAGCCGCAATCGCTTCGGGTACAAAGGCGTGCAGGCGCAACCAAACGGTTTGACCTATGCCGCAGTTATTATGTTTGCCAAGTCTCGCCGTTACCTGGGCAATTTTAATGACCCTGTCGCTGCTGCTCGCGCTTACGATGCCGCTGCTCGCCATCTATATGGTCCAGCTGCGTTCCAGAATTTTCCGAATGGGTAAACAAAAACCGATGAGCGGCGCCAAGCTATCACAGCGCGTCGTCGATAGGCTGCGGCAGCTCGGCGACAAGTGTGATGTGGCGGCCGAGGCACGCAAATATCAGATCCACCCCAAAACCATTCGGCGCATCCTAAGCTACGAGACGTGGGCCGAACCTGAGCCCGTCGAAACCGACGACGAGCATAAGCAATGCCTGTGGTGCGGCGGCGTCTTTGGGCGGCGCTACACAAGCGGACGGTGGCGCACAGACGAGCAATGGGAGGCCAAGCGAACGTGTAACCCGAGCTGCAATATGTATTTGATGTGGAAGGATGGCGTCTACATCAATAGGCGACACTAGATGAACAAACGACAACGTAAAAAACAGTTCTTTACGCGCATCGAATGGCATATGTGGCTGGATTGCGGGTATCACGCTTTTGTCCGATGCTTTTACTGCGATGCCAAGCTAAGCGACACAGACTTTATGCGCGGCAATGGGCGCGGCATCAAAAAGTGCGCCATATCCGGCCCATTATTTTGACGCAATAAGGCGTGCATTTGCCTGTCAGACCTAGTACAAACACGATTGCATCACCTTGTACCGGAGTTTTACATGAGCATTTTCCAGTCTGCCAATCAAGCCATCAACAATGCCAACCGCCGCCTGTTGGTTGTCGGCTCAGGGGGCACAGGCAAAACAACCTTCAGCATCTCAGCGTCTAAATTCGCGGGCGATAAAATCCCTGCCGGCGAACGGGTCATCTGCCAAGATGTACTTTTAATCCAGGGCGACAGCGAGGGTGTGATGGGGGCTGTGAGCGCGGGTCTTGTACCTGGCTCGGTGCTCGACATGACCGGCATTCCAACCTGGCCGGCGTATTGTCAGATGCTCGAGCAAAAGCTCAAGCAGGCTGAAGGTTTGTTTAAGGACGGCTCTATCAAAGTGGTCGTTGTCGATTTGGCGCACCCGCAGAATCTTATCCTCGAGATGATTAAGCCCGCTGATCAGCAGGGCTGGGGGCGGGTGGCGGCTGAGGGTCGTAAATTGTTTTACGCCTTCTCCAAGCTGACGAACGTGACGGTCATTGGCAACGCTCAGGTCAAAAGCTCGCAAGGCCCCGGCGAGAAGCCCGAGGCGGCACTTGCGGCTAGTGCCAAAGCCATTGGCGGCGAGCGCGCACAGCTGACCATCGATCTGGTCAAAGGCATCAAGCAACCGTGGATCGACAACGCGAGCTTTGTTTTGCAGCGTCAGGTCAAACGCATACGCGGCGAGGTGCACTACCTCACGCACACCACAGCGTCGATGCGCCATGAGGCCAAAAGCCGTGCGCAAAATGTTTTGCAGCCGACCGAAGACGGCAGCATCACACTGCGTGCGCTGTTGGCGCGTGCTTACGGGAGCCAATCGTGAGCAACAAAAAGAAGCTCGAGCAAGCATACAGAACGATCCACACACTGCTTTGCGACCTTGAAGAAAGCATTAGCAGTCAAAGGCACATGCAGGTGGTCGATGGCCGCATACTTTTAAATGAGCTATGGGCACGCGCAACACGTCGTCGCCTCGTTGCTGCTACAAAGATGATAAGCGAAGCCATGGGCTACGAGCGGCCCAAGCAATGGCCTAAAGCAGCGATTCTCGATTTGTATAGACTTAAAAAAAAGGTGCCCAATGACGAACCCACGCAATCTTAAAAGTGTCGTTGTGGAAGGCACGTCGGCAGATCTTGTCGTGTCCGAGACGCCCAATGGCCAGGTGCGCATTGAGGTCGTGTATGGACAGACAGACAACACGCAGCTGTATTTCACACTCGACGACGCCAACAATCTAATCGCTGCACTCAACGCTGTATTGCCCGTATTGGAGCCCGCGCAATGAATACCCTTCGCCAGCAGTGGATGGAACATCACCCCGATATCGAGCCGCTTGAAAAGGCCGCAAGCAACGCAGATGCCCCCTATGTGGCGCCAGGCGATATGCCGCTCGAGCAAGAGATAGCCTACAAGGTCGAGGTGCAATACGCGACGCTGCACAAAAATAACTTTGGCGACAAGCAAGTGATGCTCAAGCTGCGTGTTTTGACAGACAGCGATGAGACGCAGGTCGGCACACACACAGAATACTTAACGCTGCCGTTTCAAGAGAGCGACATGCAGGTGGCCGATCAAGAGATGGTGCGCAAACGACACGCGCGCCGCGTGCAAGATGTCACGCGCATCTTTAGCGCGTGCGAGCCCGAACGCTTTGCCTTGTATGAGCGCAAAGAAGACGAAACCTTCTATGGCTTCGACGGGCAGCCGCTCAGCAAGGAAGGCTTCAAGGCCCGCGAGAAGGTCATCGGTGAGGCAACCCTCGACATGGTGGACCATATCCATAGCCTGTCGATGGGCGACGCCGTCGAGGTGCTCAGCGGCACGCGCTTTTACTTGCGCCGCATGCCCAACCAAAAAAAGCCGCGCTACCCCTTCACGAATTTTTACGCCAAGCGGCCCACGGCGGCGCGCGGCAACGAGCCCATCGAGGTCTTTGATAGCATAGGGATGCCTGATAACATTCCTTTCTGAACAAGACCCGAACCACAAGCGGCTTTCGTGAGCTGACGCGCCGTGCAGCAAAGAGCGCCAAGTCCGGCGCCCAGGCCGAGGTGCGCGATTCGCAGCGCCCCGGCACGCGCGCCGAATGCGTGCAGGGGGTGCGGCCATGCCCCTTTGTGTCCTGCCGGCACCATTTGTTTCTCGACGTCAAAGCTCAGGGCGGCATTTTGTTTAACTTTGGCGCCGACACCGAGGCACTGCATGAGGTGCCGCACAGCTGCTCGCTCGACGTCGCCGATGAAGGGGGCGCAACGCGCGACGAGGTGGCTGTGATTTGCGGGGTAAGCCGCGAGCGCGTCCGCCAGATCGAGCGCAAAGGTTTGGCGCACATCGCCCACCTTTTTGATTGAGCTGCCCGCAGAGCAGGCGCATCCTTGCGGCATGAATACTCGCCCCTCGCCGCCGCGTCTGCCGAGCCTTATGGCTGTCGTCAACACTGTCGAGCCGCGCACGCCAGACGAGCGTTTCGGCGAGCGCGATTACTTTAGTCGGCCCGTGACCATGCCAGGCATCGCCATCAATGGTGCAGCCCTAAGCCCCAACACCCTCGAGCACATTAGGCCCGCCATGCAGCCGATGACGGTGCAGACGCCCATCACGGTGCCGCGCATCTGGGGCCGGCGCATTCCATTGCCCGTGCGCATCTCATACTGCCTGGGCGCTTTGGCCGTGGGCGCTTTTATCATGGCAGCGAGCACGCTCAGCATTGCCATCTCGAATCGCCTGGCGCGGCAGAAGGCCGGCGAGACGGCGTAGTGGGTGCCCCCGGCAGAATTACCGAAGACACCCCAAGCCAAACATATGCAGCCGTAACCAAACGATTGCCATGTTGATGCTCAGGGTATGGAAGGCGCCGGGGTTTGGGCAAGACGCACTTTGTACATGGCAGCAAAACGCACGACCTTTGTGACATACACAGTCTTTGTCGAGGCGGGTGCAGCGGCGTAGCGTTTGCCCGAGTTGTACAGCGCCGCCACATCGAGCAAAGACGTGACGTGGTAATCGGTCATGTTCTTTTTGCACAGCTTGGCGGCCAGCTCTGCGTTGCACTGTGGATCGTTGAGCCCTTGCGGCAGCCCCGTATAGCCGAGCGCTTTGGCCGTCAGATAGCTGATTTGGCAAAGCCCAAAACTGCCACCGCGCTTTACGTCGCCTGCTGCTGTGCTGTGTGCTGTTGCCTCAAAGTTTGATTCGGTGCGCGCGAACGCAGGCCCCCACTCGGGCGGCAACCCCTGCGCGGCGAAGGCTTGTGCAAGCATATGCAGATACATGGTCTCGCGCGCCGCAAATAGCATGCTAAACGTGCTTCCAGGTGACACCTCGGATAGCATCGCTAGCCGTCCTTCTGCCTACTCCATACTTATCGGCAAGGCTCTTAATAGTCGCATCTGGGTGACGCAACCGCATTTTGCGCACGACCTCTTCTGTCAATTTGGCTTGGCCATGTGCCGAACCCTGTGGGACCCCGCCCGAGCACATCCCATTGCCGTGTCGGTCGGCCCAATTGTCCTCGGCCGTGCCGACTCTAAGATGATTTGGATTGCAGCACGGGGGGTTATTGCATGCGTGCAAGACCATATCGTGGTCACGTACAATTTGACCCGATAACATGAGGGCAACACGGTGTGCTCGCCGCATGACTTGCTTGTATTTGACGGGCGTATATGCAAATTGGCCGTAGCCTTTCGGAGAACGGCCGCGCTTCCAAAGCCAACACTCCGAGGCCGGCCCCACAGAGACACAAGACCAAAACCTGTCACACATCTCGGGCTCGCCGAGCTGAAAATTTGGCCTGTCAATTACCCAGGTGCGACCTGGCTTGCTCGCCATCTTACAGGCTCCACAAAATGATGCATGCAAAGGCGACAGTCGTCGTCGCCACGCCTGCGGTGGTCGTGCCCTGTACGGTGATGGCCCCGTTATTCAGCACGCCAGGCAGCGTCACAATTTGATTAACCTGCACAGGCCAGTTTAGGGCGGCGGCGGTTGCACCGGGGGTTTTTGGCACGGCCGCCTGCGCCAAAACAATGGGGGCCGTGTTGGCCGCGTCGCCCACGATGATGCACGTAGCGCCAGCGGGAATGCCCAAGGCAACACTGGCGCCAGTGCTACTGACAGGCACAATACCATAGGCGTCCGCAGCAGTGCCCACGTAGCCCGCCTGGTAAACATCCAGAGGGGGCGGGTAGGTGGGCGGGGTCGAAGATAGCGTGGCATCATTGAAGGCAGCATACTCGAGGCGCGTGGTGATAATTTTTGACATGCCGCCCTAGTTTTCTTGCAACACGTCGAACGTCAACGCCTGAGTGGATGTTGCGATGAGCACTGAGGCCACATTGCCGACGGGCACAGGCACCGTAAATGTACTGTTGGCGACGATCTGCGTGTTTGCATCCATCACAATGTTGTTGGGCAAAAACAACGTCTGCAAAGGCGGGATGGGCAGGTGCACAAGCGTCTGCGCTGCGCCTGAACCAAACGGCGCGCACGTTGCAATTAGCGTCATGTAATACAGCGGGCTGCGGTTCACGACGCAGCGGATATTGGGCAGGATGCTCGTCAGTGCCGGATTCGACAAGAGCAAGGGAATGGCTGCCGTGCCGCGCAGCACCATGGTCTGCAGGTTTGGGCGCGACGAAGCAGGCACCGTCATGGTGACGGTGTTTTCGCGGGTGTTGCCACCCCCGTAGCCCAAGTCTTCGCCGCGCCAATACAGGGCGCGTTGGTTTTGCAGCGCCATGCTCTACCCTTACTTTTTGGGAATTGCGTTGGCGAGACGGTTTACGTCCGCCTTGTGCCCGTCCGCCTGAGCTGTCTTGCCACGCACCGCACCCGAGGTGTTGGTCGAGGTAGCCTTGTTGCTCATCACGCCGCGCTTAGGCACAGCGGGCACTTTGGTTTTTGGCTCTGCCATTATTTGCCCTCAGCTTTGGTAATGACGCCAACCACGCCATGCAGAATGGTGGCTTCGACCAAGCCCTGTGCCGAGCTTGTATCGATGGCGTTTTCAAGTGAGCTAAAAAATGTAGAGCCCGCAGCTTCGACGGCCGACAGGCTGTCGTGCCCTGCTTTTTTTAGTGCGGGGGAGGATTTAAGGCCCTGCATAAAAGACTTGAAGCTCATGTTAAACTCCCTGCTGCCAGTATCCGAAGACGTCGGCAGTGAAAATGGTGGCTGTTGCGGTAGCGCCAGTTGGGGCGGTGTATGTAAAGCCCAGCTGGTCGTAGGGGTTGATGACGACGGCGGTGGCGGGCGGCTGTTGCGCCGACACTTGGATGGCAGGCTGCGTCGCCGAGGCGGCTGAGGTCACGGTGGCGAGCACGGCGTTACTTTGTGTCACGTCGATGAGCGAGACAGATCCACCGGCGGTTGCACCTGAGCCTGACAAGTTGCCGTTGCAATCGCGCACGACAATCTGCGTGATAATCAGGCGCTTGCCCTGCTGCGGCTCAGAGCTGACGTTGGCCGAGATGGTCGAGGGACTGACCGGCACGACCTGGCCTGGGTTGTTGTTGGGGTTGGGCAAGGTCAGTGTCTGCGTGGTGTTCGCAGCGCTCATCACGCCCTTGTAGGACAAGATGTGGCTGATTGCGGGGGTCTTGGTATTGATGTCGGCCAACCATAGGCCGCTGTTGAGATAAGGCATGTCTAAATCCTTTTGAGGTTAGCTGGCCACGTTGGCCTTGAGGGTGATGGCAGCACGAAAATTGCCTGCGGTGCTGCATTGAAACCATAGCCTAAGCCATTTCGCGCCGCTTAACGAAGATGCCAGCGTGTAGGTGCCCACAGTTGGCCCCGATATGCTTACGGCCGATTGGCCCGAATTGTTAAACGTCTGCTCACGCGTGGGGCTCAGCCCGCCTGTCGTATTGAAGGTGTCAAAATCGGTCACCTGTGCGTTGAGCGTACCGGCAACACCATTGGAGGAGTAGTAGGTGATGGACACGCTTGTGCAGCCCAAAAGACTAATGGCGTCGGAGTAATAGCCCTGAGAGGCGGCGGCGGTGGGCACCACCATGGCGTCGGGGATACTGGTGTCGGCATTAAAACGCTGGGCCATGGGTTAGTCCTGTGGGTTTTGTAGCGCGTCGAGGCGAGTGCCTGACGACTGTACGGGTTTTTGTGCGCCGCCGCCAGTTTGCCCCTGTTGGGCCGCAGCCTGGTCAGATTGCTGCCTGGCGGCTGTGAGCACCGTGTAGAACATATGGGTGGCGGCAGGGGTGATGGGTCGGCCGAGGATCTTCGAGGCCCACAGCTTGGAATCGAGCGGCAGGCTCGGATTGTTGCGCACCTGCTCGAGTACCGCGTTTTGCGTGTCTTCTAAGATGCTCGGATAAAACTTTTGCAGCACCTCAAGGTTTGAGGCCGTCGGGTGGGCGATGGCGTATTTGGGGTCTTGCATCGAGCGCACCTTGCCAAGCCATTTGTTCTGCGCCGGCAGGTCGGGCTGCGAATGGGTGACAATGTCGGCGGCGACGCGGGGCGGGCGGGGCATCGCCTGGGCCAGATAATCCTGCTTTTGCGCCGTCAGGGTGGCCATGGGCATGGCCATGCTCGAGGGCACGCCCGAATGCTCAAGCGCCTCGCGGGTGTTGACGACGCCCTGCTCGCGGTCCTGCATCCAGGCGGTCGATTGGGCGGCGGCTGCCTGATAGTTTTTGGCCAGGTCTTTTTTGCTGTAGGCCGCAATGCCGCCATACAGACCGCCCTCCACAGCTTTGGATAGACCCGAGGCCGAGGCATCAAAGCCTTTGGCCAGGTTTTTGTTGATGGCGCCCAGGTTGGAATCGGTCACAAAGCGCTTGAAGGCTTCGACCGATTTAATCAGGCCCACGGTGCCGGCGACAGCTGTGCCCACGCCAGGCACACCGACGGCCCCAGCGCCCAGCTTGGCCACCGTTGCGACGCCGACAACACCAGCCAGCCAAGGCAGGCTCGACTTGTCTGCGCCCTTTTTAAGCGACGTCTGTATGATGTTGAGGTCGTGGTATTTCTGGTCGAGGGCATTCCATTCGTTGGCAAGGCCCGACTGATTGGCCTGCACGCCGGGGTCTGCATTCTCGAGCAATTTGAGCATCGACTTTTTGACCGCTTGCCCCGCCGCCTCGAAGGCCTGATTTTCGGGCAGATCCATACGGCTGTAGTCCACAGCATCATAGAGCTTGCGGCGAAACATCTGCAGCTCTTGGAAGGTGGCCTCGTTGCCGGCGAAGGTCTTGGCAAACTTTTGCCCCGACGACGAACCGGCAAGCAGCATGTCTAGCTCGCCCTGGGTGGCGATGTGGTCTTGCACTGTCATGCGGGCATCGGGGATGGCGTCTTTAAAAATATTCATACGCCCCTCGACGCCTTTGAGGGCCGAGGTGACAGAGCCCTGCAGCTTCTCTTTGGGCAGCTCAGTCAAATTCATCTCGCGCACCGTCTGCATGATGCTGGTGTCGGCAACGCCCTGCAGCGCTTCGTTGAGCTTTTGCGTGTCAAATAGACCGCGCTCAAGCTGCTTTTGCGCCAACGGAGCGAGCTTGGCGGCTGCGCCTTTGAAGGCCGCGCCCAGGCCCTCAAAGCCCGCGCCCCAGGCTGCGCCCGATTCGGCGCCGTCGATGAAGTCGGTGAGCGCTGACTTCCAGCCATAGCTCAGATGCTCTTGGCCGTTGGGCTCGAGCGCGTGCGCCATGGCCGTATTGTCAGACCCCTCGCCTACCTTGAATATGCCGCCGATGGCCGCATTTTCGGCGATGCTTTTGCCGACCTTGCCCGCCGCCTGCCCCCAGCTTGGGGCGGTGACTTTGCCAAGCGATGTGCTCAAAGTGTTGCCGGCACTGTCGATGGCGCCCTCGGCCCCTAGGGTGGCGGCTTGCTCGCCAGCTCCGGCCGCCAAAGGCGTGGCAAATTCTGCACCGAGCGTCGAGCCCTCAGCTGCGGCTGCGCCCGTCTCGCCGAGCAACGCCGAGCCCAGCTCTGCGCCGCCGGCGAGGGTGCCCTCAGCTGCAGCTGCGCCGCCCAGGCCCAAGGCCCCGCCTACCGCGCCGCCTGTGGCTGTGAGCGCCGCCACGGTGCCGATGCCGCCTAGGACACGGCCGCCAATGTTGTAATAGGGATGTGCCTGCTGATTGAGGGCGGTGTCCTGCTGCAGCGATTGGAAGGTTTGGTCCGGCAGAATTTTGGAGGCGAGGGTTGTAGCGCCCGGAACGCCTTGGATAAGCCCTTCGCCAACGGCTGCGGCTTTGCTGCGCCAGCTGTGCTCATAGTTGCGCAGAATGTTTTCGCTGCGCACCTGGGCTGTGGAGGGCGGCACAAAGCCCTGCTGCTTGTACGTGTCGATATACTTTTCATCGACGGTGTACACGCGCTGGTCATAGGGGCTAACGAGCTGCACCCGGCCTGGCGGCGGCCTGTCATTGACGACGGGTGATAGCTCTTGCGTCTCGTCTGCCATTATTCAGCCAGCTGTCGGTTAAAGTAGCGAAGCTGGGCGTTGACGTTGGATTTGATGGCAGCCGCTGTGGCTCTCATCGAGGCAATCGTCGCTTCAGGAGCCATCTCATCGGCTGTAAAAAAGCTCAACGCTGTCTGCGCCAGGTTTTTGGGCACGCCGCCCGCCACCATGGCGTTGTAGATATCCGCTGGCCTGTTGCCGGCGTTATAGCCGGCGCCAATCTCGCGCACGATGGTGGCTTTGGCCTGGGCTAAAAGCGCTGCTTTGACGTCCGTCGGCATGGCGCCATCGTCGTGCAAAATAGCCTCGACATGGTTGACTTGATCGTTGATGACGTCGTAGGCCGCGCGAGTCTTGTCTATGATTGCGGCGTTGCTTTTCGGAATTGGAATGGGCTGTTTGTTCGGAACAACAACGATGCCATCGCGCTCATAGGTATCATCGTTGGCAGCTTTTGCCGCGCCTAGTTTCGCGGCTGCGTTTTTATCAGCCACCTTGAGCTGCGTGGCGTTGTCGGCATCGTTGTTTGCGATGCTTGTCGCATTCGTCAGAGCATTCTTCTGCGCATTGATGCCCGTCTCGCCAAGCTGTTTGGCTGTCGCAGACAACGTATCGGTCAGCTTTTGATTGATACTTGCTTCCGTAGCAGCCAATTCTGCGCTTTCTTTGAGCGCTGGGTTTTGCGTTTTTAATTCCTCAATTTGTCCTAAAACACGTTTGTAAGCAGCAACGCGCAAAGCGCCGTAGGCTTCGGTCGTCGAACCAGTGGCTTTGACGAGATCGTTGTAGATACCCGACGCCTGATTGCCGGTCTGACTTTTTTGCGCAAATTCCAGCCGTTGTTGATCGAGGTCGCGCTGGATAACTCTATCTAACGGGGTGGGCTGGCCGGGTTGATTGGCCAAACCATTGGCCATGCCGCCAGCAATTTGCGAGAGAATGCCGAAGATGCGGCTCGACGTAGACTTGTCGGCCCAGAAATCGTGGGGTGCTGCCTGCGCCACATCATTTGCGGAATCGAGCATCTGCCGAAGCACTTTGTCCATGGTGTCTTGGCGCAGCTGCAATGCTTCGCTTTCACGTCGGTCTAAATCACTTAGCTCTGTATTGCTGCGTTCGAGCACATCGTGCGTCGCTTCGTCTAACGGCACTTGATAGGCAGCCTTTGCTTGTGCCGCAACGACACCTGCCTCAGCGGTGCGCTTGGCTGCTTCGGGTATTGCACCCGAAAACTCCGCACTTTTCTTCAACGTGTCTTGGCCGGCGGTGCCAAGACTATCGATAAGCGAGGTGGCCTTACCGCGGGGGTTTGGGGGTAAGTTGGAATCGACCGCGACAACCGGCGCGGCTGCCGCCGGCGCGTCCATGGCCGCCTGGGCTGCCGCTACCTCTTGAGGGCTGACCGGCACAGATCCATCGGTGGGCTGACCGGCTGCAGCCAGAGCGCGCATCTGCTCGGGGTTGAGCAGTGACGCCGAGCTGTCAGGCGCGGCCTGCGCCATCTGTTGCGCCAGGGCCGGCGTGATGGCGCCATCGGCCACCGCTGCCGCGTGCGCCGGGTCACCGCCGCCCTGCAGGTGCATCAGGATGGCTTGGCGTTGCTCGGGCGTCAGTGTGCTTAAGTCTGCCATGATGGGCCTCAGTATACGCCGAAGATGTTAGATGGCGTCGAAAACAGAGATTGGTCGAGCGTGAGCTGCGTAGGCGCAGCGGCGGTGCTGCTGGTGTAGTTGAGCCCATCGGCTGTGGGGTCTGTTAAAGACGCAGTCGAATAGTCGGGGGTATTTGTCAGGCCCAAGCTTGGATCTGTTGATAGCGTCGTCGAGCCCAGGTTGTTTTGAAAGTCGCTGACAGCCGAGGTGCCATCGCTTGTGCTGCCGATGGCCGAGCTGAGCGCGCCTGCGCCCGAGGCCAAGCCGCTTGTCAGCGCCGTCGCATACTGCAGAGCATTGGCCGATTCGGCGTTGCTCTCGGCAATTTGCAGCGCGTCGCTTTTGCGGTTGGTCTGCATGGCAGCTGTGTTGAGCTGCGTGGCTGTGCTGTTTTGCAGATTCGTCACGCCCAGGCCCACGTTGTTTGCCGCAAGCGCATTCTGCCGGTTGGCGTGGGCCAAAGCCGCATTGACGACCAGCTGCTGCAATTTGGCGGAGCTGACCGCATTCTTCTCGGTCGAGGCTTGGCTTAAAAAATTGCTCGATTCGCTCTGAGCAATCTTCGATGCGCCAAGCGCATCCTGCGCGCCCGCTTGACCCACGGCTTTGAGCCCACCCAAGCCGCCGCCCGAGTTGGCAATGGCGGCCTGGGCTGCGTGTACGGCGGCAGCGCCCTGCTGGCCACCATTGAGACCCATCTGCGTCGCTTGGTTGGCAATGCCGCTGAGCTGGCTGGCCGAGGCGTTGGCCTGCGCCCAGTTGGCCACGGCTTTTTGCTTGGCAACGTTTGCGGCAGTGTCCTGCAGGGCGGTGGCGCCGTCACCTGTCGCGTCTGTTTGATAAAAGCCCGAGCCTTTCGCGGTGCTGCGGGCAATCTGCGCCGCAAAACCGTGGTTGGCGTTTTGCTCGTCTTCGGCGCCGATGCCGCTTAACCAATCCCAGTTGCCCATGATGCCCCCTTACGCTGCTGCGATGATGGTGCCGACTTGCGCGGCAGCTGAGAGAATGGCTTTGAAATCGTTGGCGCTCGCTTGTGCTGTGCCGGTATAGCTGGCCACCCCATTTTGGTAGGCAGCAATCTGGTCCTGCAGTTGCGCCAGGTGTTGATTGACCTGGTTGGCCGTCGTCGCATCGAGCTGGCCCAGCTGCGATTGTAGGCTTGAGACCTCGTCGGCAATGCTCTGCACATCGGCAGATGCTTGCGCCTGCGTCTCTTGATCCGCCACGGTGAGCTGTTGACTTGCCGCCTGACCTATCTGCGCAAACGTTGCGTCATAGGCGTTGGCCGCAGCCTGCTCATGGCTCAGTGCGCCTGCGCCCTCAGCACTGACGGCCGAGCCAGCACCGTAGCGCGCTGCCGCACCGATATCGCCCGACTGGTAGGCCGAGGTAGACAGCTGCGAATTGATGGCGCTTTGGGTGTTGGCGCTCGTCTCGTCGGCCGCCTGCACGCCCGCCGAGGTGTTGATATCCTGCAGCTGGCCTGAAAGCTGGTTGATAAAGTCTTGGTTGTTGTTGATGCCGGCGGGGGCAGCGGTCGTGTCTGTGTTTTGTATGCTGGTGCGCGCCGCGTTGGAGCCCGAGGCAAGGCCATCCAAAGCAGCCTTTTGCGCCGCCGCAGCTGCCGACAGTTGCGTGTTGTAATTGGTGAGGCTGAAAGTTTTGCCCTGATTGCTGTAATCCTGATAGGCGGCCGTAGTGCCGTCGGCAAAAGTAATGTTTGTGGGCATCTTATAGGTGTCGTGCCCAGTCGCATCTTTGACGCCCGTTTTGACGGCGGTAAGCGTGCTACCCCAGTTAATGCTATTGGGGTCTACGTCCACATACTGCCCAGTCGTGCTATCGTACCTGGCAGCATTCATTTGTCCGTTGCTGCCCATATAGGTGATGTAAGGCGATTGCGACGCAGGCGAGCTTGTAGGCGCGCCACTAGTGGCTGCTGTAGCCTGCGTGCCTTTCAATGCGCCCTGTAGGGTCTGCGCCACCGACGGCATCGAGGCCGTCGGCTGGATGGCGATGCCAAGCTTGCTCTGCCCTGGGGCCGCATAGCTTGTAGGTGCAGGCGTCGTGTTGGGCGTGCTCGCCTGTATGGCGGCGCCTAAATCGAGGTTGTTTTGATTGGCAGCTGCTGCGCCATAACCCTGACTGTTCGTCGTCAAAGGTGTGGCGGCAGCTGTGATGGCTGGCGTCGCGGTAGCCTGGTGGGTGTGGTAGGCGCTGAGGGCCTGGCCAAGCTGCGCGCCCACATCGGTGGCCGGCGTCGTCGCCACATTGCCATCCGAGCCCACCACGGCCTGATTGGCGTTTGTCGTCGCATTGGCGCCGATGTAGGGCGAGGAGGCGGCCCAACCGCCCGATGTTGTCGCTGTCGATGCCATCGTCTACCTCGAGCTTGCGGCGCTGACCCGGCTGGCGCCCTGTTTGGTTGCGAATGACAGTACCATATCACTGAGGGTGGCCAGGTTATATCCGGCGCCCGCAAGTGAGCCTGCGGGGTAGGCCACGTTGTTGTAGGTGCCTGCCGGCAAGGCGCTGAGCGTGATGCGATAGCGCACGCTCCACACCCTGGAGGTGGCCACCGGCCGCACACGGAATTGATAGTTGGCCGGCGCGGTGGGCACCGCGAGCACTTTGGCCGGTTTGAATTGATTGTAGACGTTGTAGTTGTAGGCCTGCTCGATGGTGAGCGCGTGGGGCGCAAGCCATATGCCGCCCAGCTGCATCTCATACAGCTCGCCCTCGCCAAATTGCGTCGTGCCCACCTGGATCCACGGCGTCTCGAGGACCATGGCCACCGTGCCGAGGGTCTGGCCCGTCGCCGACATGCTGTAGCTTTGCCCGAGCATGCCCAAGTCTGCGGTGCTCAAAGTCTGCGGCCCCGAGATAGGCTGCAAAGCCACCCATATGCTGCCATCGGTGCGCTGCGCGATGGACTGCGCGCCCGATAAAAGCGGCCAGGTGCTCCATTTTTGCATCATGTAGTTGTAGACGAGGGGCGCGCCCTGCGTGTTGCACCAGACAATCGACTGCAGGCTGGGCAAAAAGGCGGCGCGGCCATAGGGCATGCCGGCGTTGTTTGTCTGCCGGCCCGTCAGAGGGTCTACCGGCGCGCCGATGGGTGTCTGCGTCAGGTCTCGGCCGACCATTTGAATGCCCGAGGTGCTTTGATAGGCGATGCCCGAGGGCAGCCGCACAGGCGCGCCGGTGCCATAGGCGCCTGCCGGCTGCGGCAAAGGCACGACCTGAGAGAAGCCATCGCCGGGGTTGGGCACGCCGACGGTGTTGGAGGCGGCAGGGCCATCGCCATTCATCACAGCCAGCGCTTGGCTGCCGAGCACGATGACCTTGTCATCCATGGCCTCCAGCGAGCGGGGCGTGCCGATATCGGGCGGGATGGCCGCGTAGTTTGTCGGGTTCCACTCGGGCGGAATGCCAAATTGCGACACGCTCGAGTAATACAGGCGCCATTGCCCCTGCACGCAGGCGAGGCCGAAGATGCGCGCTTTTGTGCCCACCTGCCAAACGAACGGGGGTGGGGCGGTCGAGACATACGTCGCGGCGGCGGCGTTGACGTTGTAGGCGGTGTAGAGCCGGGGCTGGCTTGTGAGGTTGGCGTTGGTGATGCTCAGGTCACTAATGGTGACCGCGTAGCTTGGCGAGCCCTGCGTCGTCGTCGTGTAGGGCATCGCCGCGCTGCTGCTGGCGTAGGGCGAGGTGCCCTGTATGGAGGCCACAAAGTAATAGATGCCGTCGGTGGCGTTGACGACGGTGCGATACAGCTCACAGATGGGCTGTGATTGCGAGTTGACGCGCTGGCTTATGGGCAGGGGCACATACATCGTCGTGCCGTAGAACGTCGAAGCTGAGGCTACTGTGAGCGGCAAAGACGGCGCCGAGCGGTGCACGCGCCCCTGGGCGTCCGTCCAGCGCCATGCGGCCACGTAATAGTAGGTGCCGGCTGCGCCCAAGGTGGTGCCGCTCGTGGGCACTGAGGCCGCGTTTATGTTGAAGGTGGCCGTATGGTAGCCCGCCTCGACGGCCTGGGCGCCATCATGGATGAGCGTCATGGGGCCGGACATGATGGCGCTGTTTTGCTGATTGACGACCGGCGGCAATGCCAGCTGATTGGGCATGCTGAAGATGGCGAGCAGAGGTGCCCAGCGGGCATTTTGCGGTGCGGGGTTCGTCACGACATAGGGCGGCTGATTGGCCGGGCTCGAGATGGTCGTGATGGTGAATTTGGCGTCGGCCAGATACCAGGCGGGCAGGATGATATCGAGTAGGCTCGATTCGTTGGGCGTGGTGGCGCTCGTCGAAAAGTAGGGAATGCTCAGGCCCTGATAGTACGTCACAGGCAGCGTCTGATTGATTGCCTCGAGGGTTGCCGAAGGTCCGGTGCCGTCGCCAAAGCGCGCCACGATGTTGGCGTTTTGATCCAGCAAAAAATAGGTGGGCTGGCCGTATTGCGAGCCAAGCATCTCAGCCGAGCCTGTGCGCACAAGGCAGTAGGCGGCTTTGCTTTGCGTCGGTCCGGCAAAGCTTGCCTCGGGCGGGCAGGCGCAAAAGCTTTTGCTGGCCAGCTGCGCGCCGCCGACTGTGCGAAAATAGCTGGCAACGGGGGTGCTAAAGCCGGCAGCGGCAGACCATGTAAACGTCAGCGTTGTGACAGAATAGATATCGCCGACCACAGTTGTCGTGCCCGACAGGTAGACCTTCTCGGGGTAGGTCACAAACAGCGTGATGCCGAAGCTGGCATTGGGGCCATAGCCGCCGACTGTGTCGAGGATGTTGATGGCGCCGGTGCCGTACACGTAAGGCAGGCCCGTGGCGGTGGCCTGGGTGGGGGTGGGCAACGTGAGGCTATTGAGCCCGGTGATGGCGCCGCTTGTGGTGATGGAGGAGCAGTAGAATTTGCCGCCGACGCCAAAAAACAGATAGGTCGTGCCGTTGACCACGGTGTGGGTGATGGGCGAGCAGGCAAAAAACGGGGTTGCGGCCGTATTTGTGACGCCCGAGGCCAAAGCAATCGTCGCGCCCGTCGCGCAGTTGATCATCGAGACGGTGGTGCTCGTCGGCATGTAGACGAAATAGGTGACGCCATTGTGCGTGACGAAATCGTAGCCTGGGTTTTGCGTGCCGTTGTTTGTAAAGGTGACGGCGGTCTTCGCGGTCGAGCCGTCGAAATTCAAAAAGTACAGCGTGCCTGTGCTGCCGCCCACGGCCAAGCAGCAGTAGGACTGACCGGCCACGCCCGAGGCGACGATGCCGGTGCCGGCGCTCAAAAAAGAGGGCGTCGGATTCGACATGACAATATCGCCGCCGGTGTCGGCATACGTCGATTGCATGTACGTAATCTGTGCGCCGTTGTTGTAGACGAACGTGGCGATGAGCGGGCCACGTCCGGCAGCTGGCACCTCTTGGCGCGCGAGGATGGGGGCTGTGGCGTTGGGGTCCATCGTCGCGTAGCCGTTTGACGTCGGCGAGGCTGACGGGGCCACGGGGCGGGTTGTGAGGGTATAGGGCGGGGCGGGCACGCCGCGCGATACCGTCGCACCGAGGTTGTGATACCAGCGTGTGCTGTTGAGCGCTGTGGGCAAAGCGTTGTCGGTCAGCGTGAGGATATCGCCTTTGACGCCTGGGGCCGCGCTGTCTCGAGGCGCGACGGCGTAGATGCTGCGGCCCGGCAGAAGATTTTGCGTGGCAAACGCCGGCAGCTGTTTGACCTGGCCGGGGGTGACATACCAGATGTTGTCAGCGCGCGTTGTCTGCGGTGGTTTGACCGAGCTTGGGTCGGCTTTGACGTTGAGGCCGCCGTCGAAATCCTGGTCTTTGACGTCGTTGTTGGCCAGGTCGTGGGTGATGGATTCTGCCATGCGTCTTAGCCCCCCATTTCAATGGTGATGTATGCCTGCACGTAGGCAGATGCTGCTGTGGAGGTGGATGAGCTGCGCGCATAGAAATAAAGAGAATCGTTGGCGCCAAAAGTGTAGGCGCCTTTCGCGGCCGTGCCTGTCGCCCCAAGCGTGGTACCTGCCCCTGTCTGCGTCTGACAGTTCCAAATAATGGTTCCGTTGCGCCCGACGTATCCGGCCACCCCCGCATTGGGCGATGTTGTCACATAGCTGTAGCCCACGATGCTGCCCGCGAAGGGCACATTGACGAAACATGCGAGCCCATTGGGCGAGGCGGTCTGCATGGGCGAGCTTGTCGAGGCGGGCAGCGTGACGTTCGTCAATGTGCCGATGGGCACTAGATTGCGAAATCCATTTTGCGACACAAAGTTGGGCGTGCCCGCTGGGGCGTACGAGGTAAATGTGCCGGCGTTGTTGACGGTGGCCAGTACCGTGCCCGAGCTGTTGCAAAAGTTGAAGCTGTTGCCCGCAGCCGAAGGCGCTTGGCTGCTCATGCCTGCAGACGAGATAAAGCCGACGAGCGTATTGTTGATGCACAGACCCATGCGCTGGTTGGCCTGGTCGTAGAAGACGCCCAGGGTGTTGTTTTGCGCAAAGGCCATGCTCGGCGAGGTGATTGTACCCGTCGTTAAAAGCAGCTGCTTGGTTAAGGTCAGCGCCTGGTTGAGCGTCAAGAGCACCGAGCTGCCCGAGCCCGAGGTCGTAAAGTATTGGTTGATAAAGTTGAGCAGCGGCTGCACGGACGAGGTGAGCGACTGCTGCACAAGGCTGGCTGATTGGCTGTCTGAGAAGATGAGATTCGACAGCGTGTTGGGAATTTTGAGCGCCATTTAGGGCACCGCCCAGACGGCCGAGCCGCCCACCATGCCTCCGACTGAAAAGGTGCCGATGTTGTTGGCGTAAGCGTCGCGCATTTGCTTGGCGACGCCGGTGCGCTGATTGGCGGCTTTTGTCAGCCGGTCAAACGCCTCTTTTTTGCTGTTCATCACATCGTCCATGTTCAAAAGGCGCGTCTTGACGCTCATCTTTTGCAACACGTCGCATATGACCCATTCATCCCAACCGTTGGGCAGCACATCGTCCATGGGCGAGTAGTTGAGCAGGGGGGCTTTGTATTGCGGGATGTATGACAGCTCGACGGCGTTGGGGGCATCGGCCGAGGGTCCGGGCACAAGGTAGAGCAGCCCGCGCATCACGCAGTAGGCGGTGGGGTATTGGCCAGCCAGTGCATTGGTATAGCGGCCTAAATCCCAGGGCTCGAATTGCTCGAGGCCGATGCGCGACTTGCCGCCGTTGTACATCAAAAACACGTCGTTGAGGGCGCGAAGGTCTGCAGGCAGGCTGTAGGCAATTTGATTGGCGATGAGCGAGAGGGGGCGCGGTATGGTGTACCAGTCGCGCCAGGTGCTCACCATAATTTCATACAGCTGCGCGAGCGAGGCGTGGCAGGCAGGCAGAAGCTCCGTGGCGTCATCGAACGTATCTGAGTTGAGTTGATCCGAGCGCTGCCTGATTCGGGTCACTAACTTGTAGAGATACTGTTCGTTGGCCATGACGTCACGGAGCCTTTCAAAGTCAAACGGTGTACGTGTCCATAAAGGTCACGTCAAATTGCAGACTGCTGCCGTTTGAAGGCACCTGGGCTGTGCCCGACAAGTTTGTAAAACCAAAATAGATAAACTTGTTGACGTTATCGATGGCCAACAAAACGCAGTTGCCTGCGCTTGTGATGGCCGGCAGGTTGCCCGCTGTTGCCGATGGCGGCGGCGCATACATGCCTTGCGCCATGATGATATCGGCGGGGAATGCACGGCAATCGAGCATGACGACCGAGGTCGATGCACCCGGTGCGACGGCGGGGTGGTAGGCTATGGTGGGGTTCATCACGACAGGCACGCGTGCATCGGGGCCAAGCGTATAAGCTTGGGCGAGCCTTTGTCCTGCCGTTGCAGCCGGCACTGTCGTCGCCGTCTGCGTGACGAGGGTGTTGGCTGCTGGCGCTGCGGTATTTGTGAAATACGCGTAACCCATTAACTCGCAGACCTCGGCGCTGGTGCCGTAGGCTTGGTTCATCCTGAAAAGTGTCATGGCACTGTCCTTTAAATGGTGGGGGTTGCGTGCGCGTAAACCGCTGAGAAAACGCGCGTGCTTCTTACCGGATTTTCACCGAGCCCCAACACGTTGGTTGTTAGACGAGCACCTGGGGCAGCTTCACAATGCCGAGGTTCATCGGCTTCATCACGCAGAGCTGACCGTACATACGCAGTCGCGCTGTGCGGCCGTCAAAGTTGGCACCTTGCTCGACGTTTTTGCCGCCCACCTCAACGATGTGGGGCAGCTCATACTTGTGGCGGAATTTAATGGCTGTTGGGTCGAGCAGACGCGCAAAGCCCTGGGGCATATGCGGATCCGCCACGACATCGATGCGGCCAGCTGCACCCTTGATGACAATGGAATCAAAGCCATAAGTCGCGGTGTCAAACGTCGAGTAGCGGCCGAAGGTCGCCATCTTGCTGTCCATGGCGTCCATGTCGAGCGGATGCATCAAAGCGACGTTCGATGTACGCGAACCACCGACGCTCATCTTGGCGGACAGACGCTTGATGGCATCCTCCATTGAGAATCGGCTGCCATCAAAAAAGTAGCCGGCCATGCGGGTGGCAAAGCGGCTGCGGTCGATACCGCAAAAGTTCTCGCCCGTAACAACGCCGCCGTAGGGATTCCAGCCGTCAAGGCCGATAATACCGCCGCGAAGGTTGGCGGAGCTAAAGCCCAGCGCGCCACCTGCTTGGCAGATAAACGAGCCAACCACAAAGGAGCTGGCGTCGCTCAAATAGAGCAGACGGTTGTTGGGATCGACGAGTGTAATCTGCACCGGGCTCGAAAGCGTGGTGGGCGTACGTCCGTCAGCTGGGGGGTAGATGGAGCCTGAGACCGGAAAGCCCGTGTAGGTTGCGGCCTGCAGCTGCTGGTCCTGCTCGAAGGTGGCCTCGACACCGAAGCCTGCGGTGACAGCGACGGCGCCCGTGGGGATGACCTGCGTGGGGTTGAAGGGGTTGGCCTGGCCGGCGATGGCCAAAACCGTACCGCGCCAGCCGGTGCCGCCGACGTGTAGATCCAAGTCGAGGTTGTTCAAAAAGCTCTCGATGCGGCCGGTCATCGTCTTTTGGAACAGGTCCGCGTAGGCGGCCTCGCCGTCGGATAATGCCTCGTCCTTATCGTCGAATTCTACCATGCTATATGCCTGAGATACTCTCAGGCTGGCACGTACAGAGCGAGGCGCGTTGCCTGCTTGGCTCTGCGCGGTCGAGAAATCGGCAGAATACCCTTGTGGGGTGCCGTACAAGAATGGGTGATCGATAACGTCGCCGGACAATTCGCCGTCACGGTCAATCATATTCAGTAGGGGCAGGTTTTTGGGAATCATATAATCCAGGTCTGAAGCTGGATAATATGTTTTGTAGAGCGTCTGAAAGTTTGGAATGCCGATGGCCATGTGCCACGTCCTTTAGAATGTGTCCGCGCACACTGCGGCCTTCTTCGCCCTTATTGGCGGTCGGCCTGCATGGCTTTGATTGCCAGTGCGCGTTTTGCGGCCCAGTCATTCCACGCCGGCTTTTGCGCCGAGGCGGGCTGTGTGGCGCTCGCAAAGTTACCATTCAACGTTTTGGGCGTGGCGGCTTGTGACCCATTCGGCTGTTGTCCCGTTGATAGATTAAACGTAGTCCGTATCTCCTCCTCCTGCAATAAGCCGGACAGAGAGGCGTGGTACTGCTTTTCGAGGCCTTCGGCGGTTTGCTTGAGGCTGACGGGCTGGCCAAGCTGCGTCTGCAGCTGCGCGCGCTTTTGCAACACGGCCTGCATACCGCCCATGCGCTTGAGCAATTTGTACTCGTCCATCTGCCCCTTGAATTCGGCCACCTCCATCTGCTCGGCAATCTGCGCCTGGCCCTGCTGCTGCTTGCGCTCCAGCTCCTCGAGGCGGGCCTGCAAAGCCTGGTTGGCCTTCTCGGATTCGCGCAGGCGGCGCTGCTCGGCGGTCAGGGTGCCGCCCTGGCCTAAGAAGGCTTTGAATTCGGCCTCGGTCATGCCGACCTTGGACATAAAATCCAAGGGGTCGGCGAGCGCCAGCTCAAGGTCTTTGATGCGCTTGTCGGCGTCTTGTTGGCGGTGCTCGGCCTCTTGCTTGAGCTGTACGAGCTTTTGCTCTTGGGCGGCCAGACCCTGTTGTTTTTTGTCAAAGTCGGCTAGTCGCTTGGCCAATGCGTCGTCTTCTACAGCTGGCTGCGGCTTCGACATATCCGCTTTTGTCTCTGGTTTGGCTGCCGGGGCCTGCGCCTTGGTTTGCTCATCTGTGGCTGGCGACGGGCTGGGTGTGTCTGTGCCTTCTGCTTTAGGATCGGCGATGCCGCGCTCGGCGCGCAGGGCCGCAATAGCCTTGTCACGCTTTTGACGCATGGCTTCGGGTGAGAAGCGGTCACGGACGGCCGCATCATTTTTGGCGTTGACCTCGGCGGTCTTAGGCAGGTCCGGCAGCCCCTGGCTGTCCGGGTGGGGTTGGGCCTGGGGGGACGGGGTTTGGGGCTGCTGGTCCATTGGGCGGCGCTCCTGCTAAGTTGGGCGGCATGGCAGCGGGGCCGGGTGTGGCTGGCGACGCCTGCTGCTGCTGCAGTTCATTAAGCTTGTCGTTTGCTTCTTCGAGCCATTGTGTAAACAGCGAAAGGCGCTCCTCGCTCAAGCCCAAACCCGAGTATTGCAAAAAGGCGTCGGCCACCCGTTTGATGCCGCGCGGCAGATCTTGATAGCTGTTGGGCGGGCGGTAGGCCTGCTTGAGCGGGTCGGTCGAGTCGAAGCTGCCCTCGACGAATTGCTCGATGAGGCGGTCGATATCGTCTTCTGTGGCTGTGGCCTCGCCGATGGCGGCCTGGATATCCGGCGGCCCCTGCAGCATGCGCTGGCCCTGCTTTTGCGAGATGAGCCCCGACTGCATGAGGTCTTGAATGTCCTGCAGCTTGCTCGAGGGGGTGCCCGAGAGCATGTTCGTCGGCGCGGGCCTGAGCATATAGGCATCTTTGCCGATATCGAGGTCACGCCAGTCGAGCTGTATGGCCTCTTTGTAGGTCTTTTTGACGAGCACCGGATAGCCGCCCTGGGCTTTGGCGATGTTGCGCGCAATCATAATGACCCGCTCTGCAACCTCGATGTAAAAGTCCTGCCAGCGCTCGATGACGGTGGTGATGCGCGTCGCCGACATGTCCTGGTATTGGCGCAGGGCCTTTTTAGAATCGAGGCGGTCCACAGGCAGCTGGCCGCCAGTCTCGAGGGCGTTGGCGCCAAAGTAGTCCGATATCATCGAGCGCAGCATCTGCACGTATTGCGGGGCTGCGGCATGAAAAGGCGGGGTCACGACCCATTTGGGCTCGGCTCCCGAGTATTCGATGAGACTACCGGGGACATTGTCGAGGTGGCGCCCTTGGATGCCCGAACCCTCGGGGGTGTACCAGTGGGGAGCAATCCCCAGGTGTGCGGCCCGTTCCATGACATTGATGGTTTTGTTGAGGGTAATTTGGGTGGGCGCTGTCTGTTCGACGAATCCCTGGCCATAAAACCCCATTGGGCCATCGCCCGGTTTGAAGAAGATGAGCGGTGGGAAGGGATCCTCCCAATCCCACTCGGACGGGTCATTGAGGGTGCAGCCGGCGATGCAGATGATGTGGCGGCCCATACGGTAGCCGTCGGTGCCGGGGGTGCCGGTGGGCATGGCCCACCATTCGTAGACGGGAATCATGCCGGGGCTGTAAGGCGTCCAGGCAAAGCTCGGCGGATTTTTGCACTTGGCGCGCATAATCTGGTCGGCCTTGTCCGGGAATTGGCTCATCAAGGTGTCGAGCATCACATAGCGCAGCTCGAGGTATTTGGTAGGCGCGCCGTAGGCCACCTCTTCGTTGTCCACAAAGATGTTGTTGGCAAACACCGGCGAGCACTCGATGCTTTTACCGTCGGCGCCCTGCATGATTTTGAGGCAGCCCGTGCCGGTGACGACGCCGTGGGTGCCGACGACTTGGGCTTTGCCGTACAATTTCATGCGCGCAAATTCGCCCTCGAGGGCACTTTCGATTTTGCGGGCCTTGTTCCACTGCTCCCAGTTGCCGCCGGCGGTGAGCATGGTGATGCGCGAGTTGCCCTGTACGAGCTTGCCGACGAGGGTATCGGTGTGGATGCGCAGCTGGTTGTCGCTCATGCGCGGCATGCCGGCCGAACCTTGGCCTGGGATCTGGCTGTAGGGCGACATAAAATCTTGGTTGGCGTACAGGCTCATCCAACGGGTGTTGTCTTTAAGCCTGCCGCCCTGGCCGCGAATGATGGCCTCGGCGGTCTCGACGGCCACCTTGTGCGGCTCTGGATCTGTAATCCAGCTGTTGCCGCCCTGCACTTTTTTACGCGCCATCACAGGCGCGCGCGCTACCCCTCGGCCGGCGGGGGCGTCGTATGTCTCTTCTCGAGGGCCGAAGGGTTTGCGGATGGCCATGGCTTAAACCTCGTCTGGCTTTCGCTCCACAAAGGGGCTCGATGGGGCGTTGTTGTCGTCAGCCCAAGCATCGTATTCGGCGGCGACGCGAGCAAGCTCCTGGTCGGGTCCGTCTTGGCTGTGGCGCGACTGATTTTTGCCGGACACAATCTCTTCGTCGGGCTCGACGTAGTCCGAGGCCATGTCGGTCGTGTCGGGGCTTGGGGGGGTGGGGCTTGGGCGTATGCGGCGACGGCCGCTAAAAGCCACCTCAAAATGATCCGCTACCTTCAAGTAGGTCACGCCATTCCGAGCGCCCGCCTTGATGAGCGTCAGGATATGGTCCGTCGTCTGTTTTGAGATACCATGCCTTGTTTCGGTCATTGTCTTTGGCCCTGAGCGCCTCGAGCTTTTCGCGGGTGGCAAAAGCAATGGCGCGTTGCTGGGGGGTTTGATTGGCCTCTTGGGTCAAGGCTTGTTTGCCGGCACCCGAAAACTTGGCCGCCCGCCACCCGTAGGTTGCGGCAAAGCACAAGTCGTCCTTCTCATGGTTGCCGGCATCTGTGCGGGTCTCATTCCAGCCCACCGTCATAAATTGCTGGGCTAGCTTATCACATTTGCCCCGGCGTACTTTCACGTCGCCCCGCATAAAGCCGGAATTAAGAAATTCCACGTAGCTGAGCTTCTCCATTTTCTTGGCAGGCTCGATATGCAGGCCGTAGTCGCGGGCCAGCTGCGTGGTAATGGCTTTGCCATAGCCGCCCACATCGCCCACGTAGCGTTTGGCGCCATAGCTCTGGCGGTAGTCGATGACGCGGGCGGCAACGTCGTCGGCATACTGGTGGTTTTTGCTCCAGCAGTCGTGAAAGTAGATGGTGCCGTCTGTGGGCGAGTAGGCGACGACGACGATGGCGGTGTCGTCATTCCAGGCAAAGTCCATGCTGAGCAAAAAGCGATAGCTGTTGCCCTCGGGCAGCTCGTCGTAATCATTTTTGCCAGGGGCGTATGCGAAGATGCGCTCGGTGTCGCCGATGTTCCAGATTTTAAGGTATTCGCGCTGAAAACGCGGGTCGTCGTAGCCGCCAAAGCCTTCTTCGTCGAGGATGAGATCGAGGTCTTTGGCCTCACTTGAGAGGTGCGGGTTGTCCTGCAAGGTCCATTCATGCAGCTCATAAACGGGCTTGCCGTTGCTTTTGCGTTTGCGCAGCCCGTGGCACGCCTCATAGAACAGCCCCTCTTTTTTGCGGCCGGCGGTGCCCACCATAACGAGGTGGCCGCCTTCATCTCTGAGGGCGGGGCCGATGACCTCCAAGATGAGGTTTTCAATCATAGCGCCAAACGTCGCCGATTCGTCGAGGGCCACCTTGCGCCATTTGGGGCCACGAAAATTCTCGATGTAGTCGGCCTTGTCGGCGCCCGAGAGCACAATCATGCCGCCGCCGCGGTCATGCTTAATCCACAAATTCGATTCGTTAAATGTGAAGGGCAAGTCGTACTGTTCTTTGAGCATTTTCAGCTCACGCCACATGTACGATTTTACGGCTTTGTTGGTTTGCGCCAAATACAGGCTCAAGCCGCTTGGATATTCTAACAGCTCGACGGCAAACCACAGGGCCAGGCCAATGGTTTTGCCGGCGCGGCGCGTGCAAAAAGCCACGCGGCGGGTGGCGCGGCTTTCAAAAAAGGCCCGCTGTTTGTCAAACCACAGGCCGCGCAGCGCCTGAGCCGCCTGGGCTTCGCGTTTTGTCGGCGCATATAAGAGCTTGGCTTTGCTCGTCAGCTCTCGGCGGCGCGCCAGCTCCTGCAGGGCCTTTCTGCGGTCTACAGCACTGAGCGCCTGGCTCAAGTCACCGGCTCCCAGCAAATAACCGCCACGTCGGGGCCGACATGCAGCCGATACCCCAGCGTCTCGAGTGTGTGTTGCACATGGCCCGACAGCATGCGGCTTGGCACCTGCACATCGTATTCGCCGTGGTCGGATTCGCGGCGGATGTGCTCGCCGATGGCGTGCAGGTGCTGCTCGTCACGATGCGGGGCGCGCGCCGCCCGCAGACGTGCCTCATTGGCCGGCGGGCAGATCATCGAGGTCAGCCCCTCTGCGGATAGCAGCCAATTTTGTTTCGGCATTGAGCCTGTCCTGTTTTGTCATGCGCTTTTGCGGCTGCGGGTCGTGGTTTGGCGCCGGTATGGCATCTGTGGAGGCGGGCACCGAGGGGCTTAGGGTCATGCCGCCATCTCTGAGCCAGATGCTCTGCCATTGGCTGGGTCCGACGAGCATGAGGTGACCATTGAGCTTGTGGGCAATCTCGATGATGCCCGATTGTGGCCACAGCTGCACCGTCCAGCCATTTTCGGCGCGCCAGTGGTCTGCTTGGTGACCCCCGGCGGCACTGTTGAGAATGAGGGTTTTGACGAACGATACAAATTCGGCGCTGATTTTATCAGTAGCTTCCATGGATGCGGCTCCCGGCTGATTGTTTGTCTTGTTCTAGCAAAAAGTCGTTGTGCATCACCTGCCATTTGTCTTTGAGGTGACGCATGGGCGAGGTGTGGTGGGTGCCCCAGATGGGCGAATCGGGCTCTTGGGCCGTTTTGCGACACAGCTCGACAAGGGCTGTGCCGATGCCCTGCAGCTGCACGGCGCGTTGCACGAGCACGTAGTGCAAGATGGGCAGCTGGCCCAAGGCGCGCGGCGGTTCAAAGCAGATCCACCCCAATATCTCATCGGGGGTGCCCTCACGGTTGGCGACGATGATGCGCGAGCGAGGAATGAGCCTGTAGATGCGGCTTCTCTGCTCGACTTTGTACACCTCTTTGTCGGTGTGGGCGACGTCGGAGCTGTAGCGATAGCTCGAGGCCCAGCTGTCGATGATGAAATTGAGATCTTCGGGCTTCCAGCCGCGCATGGCGACTTTGGCCGGCTCGGGCGGCGGCAAATCTTCGACAACTTTGCGGGCAAATTTGACTTGGGCCGCGCGGGCGATGGCGGCCTGCTCGCGTTGCACCTCGATGTTGGCCGCGCGGCCGTTGCGCAGAGCGCGGCCGCTACGATTGTGCCCCACTTAGCCCGCCGTTCGGTCGATGACATCCATCTCAAAGATTTTGAGATCTGCGCCGTTAATCACTTGGGCCTGCATCCCCGCTTTGGCGTCGTCATAGCTGAGGTAGGTGCCGACAGGGAAGGAACGGGGGTCGGTATCGTATTTGGCGTACACGGTATACAGCGGTGTCGTTTGCGCGCTGCTTGCTTGCGGCGTCTGACCCGCGCTGACGGTAGCGCCGGCGGCCGAAGCAGTGGTGTTTGTGGGCGTGATGCTGACGGTGGGGACGGATGTGCTGCTCATGGGGCACCTCGGGGGCTAAGTTGGCTCAGAATGAACCACAAAGTACCAAATAGGGTCAAAACCACGGCAAATAAGAGCCAATCGGTCACAAGTCGCCGCATATGACCCGTCTTTTAGCTGCCATACGCTGTTTGCGCTCCACAACGCCGCCTTTGCCGGCGCACACTTTGCCGCAATAGATGTGCCGCGCCCAGTTGGCGTCCGATTCGCCATAAAAGCGCTCGAAATCGCCAAAACAGTAGGGACATTTGCGGGTGGTGTCGGTGAGGATGATGGGCTTCACGCAGGCTGTAGCCCCTTCTCGATGCGGTCGGCGGCGCAGGCGATGGCCATGCGCGCCAAGGTCAGCTCGGTCTCGGCGTCCAGCTCCTCGGCATCGTCAGAGATGTGCGCGCGCAAGTATTCGACAAGCTGGGCGGGGTGTTTGAGCCGGTCAAACAGCCAATCGTCATAACTTGCGGTGGCGGGTCCCAATTTCACGGCTGCGCATCGGCGACGGCGGTTAAATCGCGGTACATCGTCACCATTTCAGTGGCATCGTTGGCCGTGGGCATGGGCACGCCGTAGATTATATCCATCCCCTGCGTCGTGCGCACCTGATAGCCCACGCGCAGGCCATCAAGGCTACTAATTGGTATAGGCGGGTTACAAGTAACCCAAACTCCGCCGGTAGGTTTTGCGGGGGTGGGCGCCTGCTCGGCGCTGCCCACGCACGGCATGCCCTGCCAGATTTTTTGCCAGAGCTTGGGCGGCTCGACGGCGGTGGGGCGCACGGCGGTGAGGTAGGGCTGCGCGGGCGGCTCGGCTCTGGCGAGGGTGGGCACAGCGCCGCTGCTGCGCTGACGGATCTGGCGCACACGTTGGGTCTCATCAAAGCTCAATACCATACCGTCCATTGCCGCGCTCCTGGGTGAAGACGCCTGCGATGAGCGGGTGCGCACGGGCGCTGGCCGCTGTAGGGCCTGGCCTATGGCCGCCATAATCTCACTATCGCGCACGTCAGTTGCCATAGCGCGAGTGTAGCGCAGCGGGCCGCCTTAGAAGAAATTAAATCCGGGCACACGCGCGATGCCCTCGGGCAGAGGCAACCAATCGCAGGGCACGGGCAAAAGCTCACTGTCTGGGCGCGGACGCAAACGTGGGCGGCGCATAAAGACGCGCTCGGGTGGCCGTGGGAACAGCTCCAGATCGAAGGGCGGCGATGGCAGGGGCTTGTTGAGGTCTACCTCGGAGCGTTCGGGCACCGGGGTGAGGCTCGGGGCGCGGGCGGCGCGCAGGCTCATGTACACGACGCTGCCGGGGCGCGGCTGCATGACGGGGTAGGTCGGGAAGCGGTCGTAATCGTGGGCAAACACCAGGGCGATGGCCTCGGAGGTGCTCAGGCGCGGCTCAGTCGTCTTCAAAGTCATCGTGCCAGTTGGATAAATCGCACGGGGCGTTGCGGTTGACGAACCAGTTGGCCGCAAGGGCAAACAAGAGCGAGAGGATAAACCCCCAGAAGACGCCGACAGCCACATGCCCCCAGTGTAGCCCCTCATGCTCGGTATTGGAGGGGTATCTGCCGACAATCGTCCCGCGTTTGTCCGTCAGCGGGCTGTGTTGGCCCGGCATGGCGCGCTCTGGCATCGAGGGTCCATCGACTAGTGTCAGGCAATTCGGCATAGGCACGGATAGCGCCGTCACGAACAAGAATCAAACGCGGATAGAGGTTGTCAAAGGCGAAACTAAGCTGCTGCTGCATGATGCTACCTGGCCATTAAACGTCTGGGTTCATTCTGAGGTTCAAAATTTCTCTAAATAGCGAGATGAGCAATGGCATTTGGTCGATGTCCACGACGTATTCATCGGTGGGCACGAGCGCATCGGTGTCTGTCACCTCGCACCTAATGGTGGCGTAGCGCTCGCCTAAAGCAAACGACGTCTTAACGTCCGCAACGCCATCGTCGCCTTTACCGGTTAAGGTAAAAATTATTTGCTTAGCCGTTAAAACCCTCATGCTTACGGTGCACTTTCTAAGACAACGCCTGCACTTTAGGAGGTGACGGCCTAAAGCACAGGCGCCGGCATTGTGGACAATGAATCAGACCGTCACAACGCATAAAGACGTTAATGCGAATTGTTGGGGTAATCCACCCCGCGCCGCTTGGCCTCCATGCGCAATTCAATGTGATGCAGAAATTCGCGCAGGTAATCGAGCTTAGAGGCCACAGATGCGCGCGCCACATCGAGTGACAGCGCGCACAAATCGGCTTCGACCTCAGCCAAAGCGCGCCGCTTGCCGCCATAGTAGCGCCATTGCTCTTTGTCGGTCATATGGGCGCTCGATGGGTCCATCTGATTACCGTCGAATGTCTGGTCGGGGACGTTGTGCTCGATAATGTCCGACATAATGCCCTGCGCTTGTTTGAAATCCATAGCGTGGTCTGCATGTTTCACAAAAAGCTCCTGTGTCCAGTGGTAAGGCCCACGAAGGCTGGCGTCAGTCCACTAGCTAAGCCACAAAGGTTGGCCTAGACCTATCCAGCCCCATGGGCGCGCCCCGTAAAGCAGGATTGCGCGAGCGTGTCTACACCCCTATGCACACAAGCCGCGCTAACGGGGGGTGGGGGGCGGGGTTTGCTTTTTTTCGGCCGCCTCTAGCCGCACCATAGCCTCCTGCACCATGTCGGCAATCGCGCAACGTATGCCCACGGGCGTTTTGTAGACGTCGATGTTTTCTTGCACGTCGCGCAAGGTCACAAGACGCACCTCGATGTCGCGCAGGCTGTAATGCACCGGCGTGCGCAAGGGCGCTTTATCCATGGGGCGATTCGCCAGCTGGGGTGGGCGCTGTTTCAATCAGCGTTGTCATCGCCTCGCGCAGCACCTTCATCTCAGCTTCGAGGGCGTCGAGGCGCTTGGCATACTGCGCGCCAATGCGTTTTTGCACGTCGGCGGCGTCCTGCAGGCGGTCGAAGCGTCTGTCGATATCAATGTCGGTCATTTGCGCTCCTCTAGGCGCTCAATACGCGCCATGATGGCGGCCAGTGCCTGCGCTGTGGTCTGCCGGTTGGCGGCCAGCTCGCGCTGCGTGGCAATCACCTCATCGATGAGCTTGCGAATCACGCCATCCACGTTGCCAAAGCGCTCGTCTGTGTATTTGTCGGCCATGGTGCCTGCACTAACACCACAAGACACGCGGGCGCAACCCTATGGGGCAGCGTCTGTGGGCGGCGGCGAATCCAGCAGCGGCCGCGCGCCCCATTTGTTGCCGTAGCCTGCTGGCAAGGGGCCATGCTGCTGCAGCTCAGGCAGGGTCAACGCCACCAGGTGGCTCTGCGGCGCTGTATAGGCAAAGTCCATAATACGCTGGCGCAAAAGGGGGCGGGGGTGGGTTTTGTCGAGCCCCAGGCCCGTCTTGTCCTCGCCGCGTTGCATGAGCGCCCGCCAGGTGGCCTCGCAGGCTGCTTTTTGTAATGCGCTTAACATGGGCCGTATTTTACGAAAACTTACGGTGTTTTCGTAGCTATTTGCCGCGTCGTTCATCCATGGCGATAACGTGGTCGGTGAACTTGCTCCAGTTGCGCGCATCCTTGGCGTCTTGAGCCATGGTCTCGAGCACACCGGCGCGCCATTCTTCAAAGTCGCGCCGGGCTTTGTCCGCCTGCGCTCGGCCTACAGTCAGCCCAATGCAAAAGCCGCCGGTCATGCTCACGAGCACGCCAAACAGTGCTTCGGGGCCGCTCATGGCTCGGATGCCTCCAAGTAGCGCAGGTAACAGGCGGCTAGGCACAGAAAGGTCATAAAGGCCGCGTGCATCATGCGTCGTCTCGGGTCTGCAAATATTGCTCAAGGATAGCCGTGTTGGCGTCGAGCCCGGCCTTATAAATTCGCGTCGCACGCGCGGCGCCTACAAAGCAGCCACGCAAGTAGCCCATGCCATAACCCAGCAGCGTGCACACGACCGGCACAGCCAGCGCGATGAAAGGCCACAGCTGGCTCATGGCTTAGCACCGCGCGTGCCAAACAATGTGCCCTGTTTTTTTATGACATCGGTTGCATCCAGCCCCTGGCTGCGCAGTTGGAATTGCACCGCGTCGAGCGTGGCCAACGGCTGCTCTGTTGCCTGCGCGTTCGTGGCGGCAACCATGGCCAAAGTCGCCACAATCGTCGCCATGTCCACAGCGTCGAGCTTAAGAATGTAATGCTGGCTGGCTTGCATGGTGCGCTCCTGTATGGGTGGCGAAACACGCAACTAGCACACGGACACGACGATAACCACCCTGTATGGTAAAATGCTCTGAAATACGTTTATGGGTCCTACCAAAGGCCCAAGGGATTTATATGGGGAAATCGATCCCGAAACCTGAAATCTCAGAAAGACCTCAAAAACCTGAGAACCCTGAGAACCAGGAGAACCCCGACACCCCTGGATCCCATCAATACCTTCAAAGCCTGCAATACCCTGGATTCCTAGAGCTCAATACCCTCTATTCCTTGGATTCCTTCAAAAGCATGGCTTCCAGTTCCTCGTCGGACATCTCATCGATGGCCTTCTCACCGCGCTTGGCCTTGTGCAGCCGCTCGGCCACCTGGAGCTGGGGCAGCACGCGAGCCAGGCGGCCCAGGGCCTCGATGCGCTTGGGCAGAGGATCGGCGCTCGCTTGCAGCTCAGCTCTTTGCGCCTCCCACAGCTCATAGAGCTGCGAGAGATTGTCGGAAAAGCTCAGTCGATTGTTAACCCGGTTGGGCGTCGGCTGTGTATGTTTCGGTATGCTGGTTAGATGGCGCTCAAGAGGCTTTGGCACCGTGATATCGGCTTTGCTATCAGCTTCCCAGAAGGGTTTTCGGGGCATGTCTTGTGTATTTTCTGCTTGCGTCTGAAGAGTTTGGATGCGAGTGAAACGAGTACCCGAGCCCAATCTTCGCTCTGGGCCTCCCGCAGCCGTTCTCTTTGCGCCTATGCAAGCGCATCTACAGCTGGCACGCAAGTTGCCCGCTCTGTTTTCCGCTGGCCATGCAAGTGCAGCTAGGACACGCGCCCGCGTTTAGCGCCGTTGTCAGCTGCTAACTGCGTTGCTATCAGCCCGCAGCGCAAGCTCAAATAGGGTCGCATGTCGATTTATTACATTCGCTGTTTGAGCCACTATAAGCCACCTGTAGCCGCGACACTTTGTCAGCCGCGCAGGTTTTGGCGCACCGCGTTGCCACGATTTTATGCAAATACTGCAAAGCGTTCTCAAGATGCCGTCGGCTGCCCTTTACGCGAAACTCTGAGCGCGTGGCCGTCGGCGTCAAAGCGCTGCTCGCACGTAAGGCAGATCCAACACGCAAAGCGCCGGTCCCGATGATACAGAGCGGTCACGTTTGCGGGCGGGCAGGCGCAAACAGCCGGTGGTTTGGCGGGCCTCATCCGTTCTCCAACAAATTCTTGGCCATGGTCTGGCGCTTGAGCACGTAGGCCACAAGCTCGGCTACGGCCTCAGGCATGGCCCGCAGCTGCTCTAGCGTGAGCGGCACGCTGCCGTCGCCAAGCTCTAGCACAAAGCTCTCAGGCTCGGATTGATGCAACCGCATGTCTGTTTTGGGCAGATGGCCCTGGTAGCATAGGCCGACAATGGACGGTGTGGGCATGGGCAGCTCCTTTGCAGGCCATACCCATACCATACCCCCCGCCTTACCCGTTAGGGGTGGCCCGCGCGCAACCGTGCCAGCTCGGCAAAGCAAGCTTCCACCAAATCGCCGCCGGGCGTGTCCGCACCGCAATCGCATTCCAATAGGTCGTCGTCGCATTCATCATTGTGCCGGGTCACGCTATCGACCAGCTCATGTAGGTACGCATACAGCGCTTTGGGGTCTAGTTCGGGATGCATTAGGCCACCGCCTGAGCGTTGGCCTGCTCAATGAAGTAGCACAGCTCGGTGCGTGCCATATTGCGGCGCTCGATGAGCAAAAGTGCCAGGTCGTCGTCGCGCATGGTGCGCATGAGGCATTCGAGGGCCTCTTGGATACCGTCGAGGCGGCCTTGGGCCTGGTCAATGTCAGATTGTTGTTGTTGGGTGCGTGCCATAGTCGGCTCCTGGTCAGTGT